GATTGCACCTTTATGAATTGGCACTGCCTACGGTTGAAGAAACGTCGCTTCAACACGCTGGAGTCCAATTTGGAGCAATGCTGGCGTCGCGGCAACAACGATTAGACCCCGTGGGGTTAGATACTGTGCGTCCACAAGAAGTAGCCTCGGGGGTGTCATTTGGAAACGACCCCATTATCGAGACTATTAGCTATGCAGCCACAGAACCATTGATATGGGCGTGGCAAGATTTAGGAGGTCCGGAGGTGACGGGCGGAACGTTTGAATCGTATCGAGCGGAATTTTTTGCGACTATTGGCAAGTCATTGTGGGAATCTGCCGATGATTGGTCGTCGGTATTGTCGTCGTCGGGGTATCCTACCAATCCGGCCATAGGACAAACATTTACGGGAATTTATCTTCACGCGGATTCGAGTGGTCGTATTCAACGTCGAGTGTTTTTACCGACAGCGACCCCTAACAGTGATGGGTATTATTTTCACACAATTGATGTGTTGGCGTCTATATACAGTCCCCATCCAGTTACTGCTAATGTTGAAACAAATAGTATTACCTTATTATCTTCTAGTATTGTCGTCTAAATACGCACATGGCATCCACCTACAGCGACTTAGACATTTCATTTTTGCCCAATCCGATTACCGCAGATTTAGCGACGGTAACGGACGAAGAGTCGGTTAAGCAATCGGTCAAGCTGTTGGTGCTAACCAGTCTGTATGAACGGGTTTTTCAGCCAAGTTTAGGTGGCGAAATCAATCACATGTTGTTTGAGCCATTGGATGCGGTTACCACCACTATACTCTCGCGGTATATTGCGGATGTCATAAATCAATTTGAACCACGAGTCAAGCTACAATATGTAGATATGTTTTTTGATAAAAAACCCACGGGTGAGTATCTTGACCCCAATGCGTTGTGGATTGAAATTGCGTTTATAATTAATAACCTGCCAATTCTTGTTACAACAAACATCTTATTGCGTCGCTTACGGTAAACACACATATGGCATCAACACCCGATATTCAATTAGTTCCCCTCGACTTTGATCGCGTACGTGCAGATCTTCAACGGTTTTTACGGAACCGTTCGGAGTTTCAGGACTACAACTTTCAGGGGTCGGCCCTATCGCTGCTCATTGACATTTTAGCTTATGATGCGTATTATCACGGATGGTATACCAATTTTGCGATCAATGAAGTATTTCTTCAGACGGCGCAATTGCGTAATTCGGTTGTGGCCGCCGCCAAAGAAGTCGGATATATTCCGCGATCTGTGACAGGTTCGCGAGCGGAAGTGAATATTACGGTGGGTAACGTGGCATCAAATGAAAGCATATTATTATTGCCCAAATACGCACGGTTTCAAAGTAATGCGTCTGGTACATTGTTTAATTTCTATACACTCGACGATACGTTAGTGTATCCAGATGGTGCTAACACGGTGACTATGAACGGGGTGCAGTTGTCCGAAGGTGTTTTGTTGTCGCAAGTTTATAATATTACTGAACAAAACCGAACTGCTGATGGCACCACACTGCGAGTGCTCAATACCAATGTGGATACGACAACCATTACGGTGTTGGTCAGCCCCAGTAATACTAGTCCCATTACATTTGAATATGTGCGTGCTACCTCATCCGTAACGGTCAATGCGACGTCTAATGTGTATTTCTTGTTTGAAACTTCCTCTGGTGACTACGAGATTCAGTTTGGTGACGATCGGCTAGGTCGAAACTTGAGTTTAGGGCAGGAAGTCACGATTCAATACTTGGTGTCTCGCGGTGCAGACAGCACCGGTGCTAATACGTTTATCTATAGCGATACTGCGTTAGGCGATATTAGTGAAACGACGAATGTGTCGGTGGTGTTGAGTAACGTCAATATTCCAGCCTATGGTGGTGCCGAACGCGAAAGTATCGCAAGTATCAAGCGATTGGCCCCAAACATCTATCAGACACAAGGTCGTGTAGTAACAGCCGACGATGCCCGTGCAGTGCTGCTATCCGAAGTGAGCGGCATCGATTCCTTGACTGTGTGGGGTGGTCAAGATAACGACCCTCCGACTTACGGAAAAATGTTTTTGTGTTTGAAACCGGTCGACGCCGAACGGTTCGGTCCGACACAAAAAACCAACATCATTGAACGTGTTTTGCGACCGAAAGCCTCGCCTATTCTGTCGTTTGAAGCGGTGGATCCAGACTACATCTATGTGGTGGCCGATACCGAAGTGCGATACACCCCCGCTCAGACGGGGTTGTCAGTGCAAGAACTTCAACAAGCGGTGCGACTCGCAATGGAAGACTATGCGCGTGTGCAGTTAGGGCAGTTTGGTTCGTATTTCCGTTATTCTCAGTTATCGTCGGCTATTGACGATGCTGAAGTCAGCGTGGTCAGTAACATGACGTCTATTTTGCTGGAAAAACGGTTGCGAATATTAGAAGGCATCTCGACCTATACCGTCAAGTTTGCCAATCCAATTTTCCGCTCGATTCAACAATCTCGACTAGGCACGTCGTCGTCGGATACGGTGAGTGTGACCAGTAAAGTCGGCACCCAACTATTTACGCATGTGAACGAGGCGGGGTTATCGCAAAAAAATTGTTGGATACAAAATGAGGGCACGGCCGTGCATGTTTACAAAAACGACGTCAATAATCAATTACTTAAAATTAAATCCGATGTTGGGTCTGTCGATTTTGACACTGGTACTATTAGCTTTACTACGTTTACACCCAAAGCCATCAGCACCAATCGTATTAGCGAGCTACGTATTCGGGCAATTCCGCTCAACTCAGACATCTCTCCCAATCGCGACCAAATTATTTTATTTCCTTCGGACAATATTACTATTACGTTAGTCAATGATTTGCTTAACCGTCGTAATGTGACGCATGGTCGATCAAGTGGTGGGGGTCAATTAGGGTCAGGTTCGTTCGGAGTGTAGACTCGTATGTCACATTTTGCTAACGACGTGCATCATCGGGTTAGTATACGCCTAGGGGAGGTGATACCGGATTTTATTGAATCTGAATATCCGATGTTTGAGTCGTTTCTCAAAGCCTACTATGAATTTCTTGAGCAGTATGATGATCTTCCGACTACTTCCACCTATACGGCTGCGAATGGCGTGGTTACGGTGTTATCTGGTAATTCTACGATTATTGGTGGCAACACACAGTTTCAGACCAATACTGATTATGCCAACAATGTACAAATTCGCGTAGGGTCAGATCAGTTTCGCATTCGGTCGATTGCAAACAACACGTCATTGACCATCTATGAAGTGCCGATTCGCTCATATTTCGCCAATACGCACACAGTCGAGACCAACAAATCAATTCGTCAAGCATCGGGCGCCGCACGTCAAATTTTGACCATTCACGATGTTGATTATACATTGGATGATTTTATTACGTATTTTCGTGACACGTATTTGCGAGACATTCCACAGGGACTCACTGAAACTGCAACATTACTGCCACGTATTTTAGATTTTTATCAGGCCAAAGGCAGTGAGCAGTCTTATCAGTTTTTATTCCGTTCGTTGTTTAATAAAGAAGTTCAGTTTTCTTATCCGCGTGAGTCGGTGTTTACGACTTCGGATAACGAGTATGTTGAGCCCATTATTTTACGTATGGACTATGCCAATACGTCGGTAGTAACAGGAAATGTTGAGCTTTTAGAAACTCGTGAAATTGTTGGTTTAACCAGTAATGCACGAGCCACGGTGTTGCGGTCAGTGATTACCCACGAAGGCACTCGACGTGTCGTGAGGATGTCCATTAGTGAACCTATTATTAGTCGTGAGTTAGGCGGACTGTTGTTAGAAGACGGCGCCCAGTTACTGGCGACCAAGTATGGTATTCCACCTGAAGGGTTAGCCAGTGAAGTTTATACGTATTCATTGGTGCAGGAGATAGTTAAATCGACTACCTTTATGTCCGGTGAAACCGTATCTACGGTTCCGACAAATGACCCGAATGCAATTACCGGCGAACTGCTTGGATCGATTACGGGGTTCACTATTAATTCGAGAGGGTTTGGATATCAATTAAACGAATTGGTATATCCACCAGCGCGATATGCAAATGGTGACATTGCAACAGGTGGATTTGGTGCCGTTGGCCGTATTACGGCTTTTACAGACGTAGACCTGACGATAATTAATATTAATGATCCGGGGTTGGGCTATTATGGTGGGCTGCCGTTAGTGGTCGATAACAGCGGCACTGGTGGTGGATCGGGATTGGCCGGATATGTAACCAATGTCACACCAGGCAATATTACGTTGCACGCCGATGCGAGTGCTGACATCGATGACGGCGATAATTTAGTATTTGTCTATAATTCGTTGGGTGATGAATTTAATGCGGAACGCGAAAAAATTGACTATTATCAAGTGGGTATTTCATTAGACGATTTGTTTGGTGGGTTATTGTTAAACGATGCGATCACCATCGATAATGATGGGGACGATTTGCTCGATGAGACTGATAGCAAACAATTGCTTCAAGAAGCCGCTATTCAATTGGACGATGAGTCGTGGAGTAGTGAAGAAGGATCGGCGATTTATCAATTTAATTTGCAATCCACGATTAATAGATTGATTT